AACATCAGTACTAGTTGAGGCACCTGACAAAGTTACATTCTGTATCTTCAAATCAGACTTGCAATTAAGATTGATCTTTGCATTTCTTAATGGAATACGACCTAGACGTAAAAACGGCTGAGCAGAAGCTGTTTCTACTTCGATACTAATACTAATCAACTTAATTTGATTAATTGTGTCACTGCCAACTCCGGTGTCAAAGAAGAACTGTCTAAACTCTGTAGCAATTGAGTTAATAGTTGTAGTAGTTGAATCCAAACTCTTCACAGTAGGTGTTCTTGAGTTTTCCTTCCATTGCAACTTTACAATAAAGTTACGATTCAAAATTGTACCATCTATATCTGATGGACAAATTCCGGCTTTCAATAACAATCTTTTGATCATCGCTGCAAACATAGTTACAGCTATCTTCTCAGTAGGACATGTCTGATGTCCTACAATAATACTACTTTTAGATAAGGCTGCGGTAATACCACCGCCATATTCATGAGTATAATTGATACCCAAATTACTAGCTAATTTGCGTTGTTTAGCCAATAGGCTACTCGAACCTTGAAAAAATCCTCCAGATTTCATTGTATTAACATACGGACTACCACGAGATGCCTTTGCCATCTTCTTGTATTTCTTTACATAAGTTGTTCGAGGCTTCCCTTTAGCTCGGGTTGGTCTGACAGCCATTGCCACAGACCGAGACCGCTGAACGTTAACACTACGAGAACGAGACCTACCACGAGTAGGACTCTTAGCAGGAGTGGGGGGAGAACTATAACGTCTACGTTTAATGGGCGCCATTGCATTAATTAATTATTTTTAATTTTTTTTTAAGAATGAATACGTTGTTGCTGCACCAACTGCTGAAATAGCACCTTGCACTGCTTTCTTCCAAGGAAAACCTTGAGGTGCAACATAAGCAGGCCTAGGCCTTCTAAAATGATTAATATAAGCATTAATTAATCTTGGCGCAACATAATTAAATGACATTTTAATTATTTTTTATTTTTTTTTATTTTGGGACGTGGGACGCCGCTCCTAGTAAGGAATCCTCTGAACGAGGTCCCAAGTTAGGTTGGGATCGTTCAGTTTGTCTTACTAGGATGGCGTCGTGTTTTCCACGTGTTAGGGGGACTTTACCCCTGACCCCTAACTTGACCCTTATCTTAAACTCTTCTGACTCCCGTCAGTTTGTTGTTTAGTGGGGGGGTCATGCGTGTTGTGTCGATATTAGGGTTGCGTTTAGGGTTGGGGGTAAAACCCTTTTTATTTACAATTAATTAGAATTAAAATTGATTAATAAAAATATGCTTAATATCTGCGCATAGGAATATAGATGATATAGAATCTTCGTTTTAATGCTTCATACAAGGCCGAATCTTCTAATCTTGAATACAATTGGTCAATTGAATAATTACTAGTTATGATCAGTTTCTCTGGTCTGATTAAACGACTACTACCTTTTACTTCAGCCATAAAAGCATACTTATCAGCCCATAACTTTAATAAATGACCCATAACTTTACAATCAAAATCATCCATCAATACATTTTTTTCATTTTGATAACCACACCACCATCTGTTTTGTGCTTTAACATACATTGAGTTACCATAAACCTCTCTTGCAAAATGGGATTTTCCAACTCCAGGTGGACCATATATCCAAACTCCAGCACAACTGGTTAAATTAGGTGGGCAAACCATATAATCTGTTGCTATCTGTTTTAATGTTCTATAGGATTGAACAAACACTTGAGGCTCTTGTTCTGCAATAGTAGTCAATTCATTGTTTTGTGCCAATCTTCTAATCTTGTCCCAATCTGTTTTCTTATTTCTTTGCATAGGCTTAGTACCAACTTCAAATTGTGTGCCTTCTACTCTTGTTTCAGCTTTCCAAACATAAGCTTCTGAGGCTTCAGACCGACTGAGTTCAATATGAGCTGTTTGGCAGAATAAACGTTTACAGGCTTGTCCTCTGATCTTTTGTGTAACCACCATGAGCTGCCAATGTTCAAAGCCTCCTTCTCCAATTTCTCTTTGTCCTTTGATGTACAGAAGAGGTCCTTCCAATGTTGTTGGGGGAGTCCAGTCACTTGCTGGGATTGTAAGCATCCAATAGCGACCTTGGAGTCTTGATAAGTTGGTTCTTGACGAGGACATATTAAATCGTGTTCAAATAGATCAGTTAGCATTAATAGTTAATAGTTTATTAATTTGAATTTGACTTTTTTAGGCTGGTATTTATACTTTTTCCATGGAATTTTCCAGAAGGAATATTCTCCATACAGGGAAATTATTTTGTTCGGACTTCCATCTATAGAGACTAAGGTTACCCCTGGCTCAACAAAATCAGTTTTGTTAGGCTATATATACTAGGCTAACGGAACAATAGATGGAGTAACATAATCAGTAACTGATTCAAATAAGTTTGTAGTATACTCTTCTTTACCAGGAACCAAGAAAGCATCAATCTTTAAATTGTGTTCCCAATCTACTGCTGGGGTGGCATCACTTCCACTAGAGTTAATCATTCTTTCTAATATAAAGAATCTAAAGTAACCAACTCTATGATGTTGATAACTACCAATAAGACCTTCAGCTGGATTAGTATAATTTACTTTACCATCTCTTTTAGTTCCTAATAATTGTCTAAGAAGAGTATTAACATAGACTGTTTTACTATAATAAATAGTACTAGTCTTAATATTACTAGCTTCAATATGAGCTTTTCCCATCTTCTTAACTTCTGGGAAATAACATCCTGGGGGCGGATCTAAATACATTTTCTGATTGCCTTCTACAGTGCATAAAGCACCTGAGCGACCATCAATCATAATATCGTGCATTTGTAAACCAAATACTGCTGGATTAGGGGTGCCGTCTTGAATAGTTGTAGTTCCACTACCTTTTCCTTCATAAAACTTTCCATACAAAGGACTATTATCTACAACATCAGTACTAGTTGAGGCACCTGACAAAGTTACATTCTGTATCTTCAAATCAGACTTGCAATTAAGATTGATCTTTGCATTTCTTAATGGAATACGACCTAGACGTAAAAACGGCTGA